CCACCAGACGTATGCAAGAAGCCGGTCCAAATGACTTAGGACCAAAAGTAGACCCGGTAGAGGCAATTCAAAATGTACGTAACGATATTCGTAGGGACATGGTGAACGATGCAGTTGTTGCCGCCGAGTATGATAGACTGGCTAATCCAGAACCTGACAAGGTGGAGAGCATGGCCGATGTTAGGGAATCCGCTGTGGTGGTATCTTCAGAAGTACCGACTGGCGCGGATTTCGTTGGTAGTGCTTTGGTTGAACGCGAAAATGCGGCTAAGTTTCTGGATAAAGAAACAGAAAAGAAAATTATAGATTATGTACATGCTCATTTTGATTTGAGTTATGACCGTATGTCCAAGAGGTATGATTACTGGAAGGACGCGGAAGTTACTCATGATATGTATGTACCTTCACGTATTATTGATGAAAGCAAGCGGAAAAGCAGACAAAGCTATTCTGGCGGCAGAATTATTGACCAGATTAAAACACCATACTCAAGGTCAATAAGTGATACTATATGTACATACAACTTAGCCATTTTCGGTGGCGCACCCCCATTCCGAATTGAACCAACAAGCCGAGACACTAGCCGCAAATCCGCAAGGATTCTTGAACAGCGGCTTCACCACAACATGCGGCGTGTTGGGTATGAACAGCGGTTGTACCAAATCTTCTTGGACAACAACCGTTATGGTATGGCACCTGTCGCAAACTTCTATGGCAAGGACGGTAATGTACCTGTCAATATTGACCCTTGGTCTTATTTCCCTGACCCCCGTGTCACTGCACAAAACAGACATGAGGCAGACTTTATTGGATATAGAACTTGGGCCAGCTTAACGGCTCTTTATAGACGTGGGCATTATGACAATCTGGATAGGATTGTGGATGCCAGACCTTCACTTGCTTGGTCAGCTAATCAGTTCTTGAAAGACACTATCCGTGACCAGAGTGTGGACCCCACTCTCCCCGGTAACTACGGAACAGACTATAAGAACTATTTTGGCCTTGGAACCGCACACGTTCTCAACACTCTTTATGTTTACATGGACCCACGCCGTTTGGATATTCCAGCACCGTTTGGTCTGTATCGCATTGTTGTGGTGGATGAAAACGTGGTGGTTCAGTTTGACGCTTCACCTTACCCACACGATAGCATTCCTATTATTCACGGTGAAGGTCAGTATGATGCACACAAAACCTTTGCGTCTTCTCTATATGATTTACTTATGCCTTTGCAACGGTATCAGGATTGGCTCCTTCGTACCCGTGTTGAGAATGTTCAGAGTATTGTACAAAACCGCTTAGTTGTGGACCCCAACCGTGTAAATATTAAGGATATCCTAGACCCCAACGCCGCAAGATTAGTTAGAACACTGCCCGGTGCTAACCCCGGCGATGCTATCTTACCCTTACAGGTTCCTGATGCAACGCGGAACTACTGGCAAGATTTGGATACTGCGGGACAACTGATGCAACGAGTTGCCGCCGCTTCTGACACAGCGCAAGGCATTCAGGCCGAAACACAGCGCACAGCAACAGAGATTGCACGTCTGACTGCTCTCGGACAACAGAGGCTCGGTATGCAAGCACGTCTACTGTCTAGCACTACCATCAGACCTTTGGTGCGCCAAATGATTTCAAACCTTCAGTTCTTTGAGGTTGATGGAGGCATGGTCTCTATTCCAGAAGAAAGTACCGCAGATAATCCATCAGGTGATACTAAGTACAGCCGTGGAGATATACTGGGTGACTTTGATTATGTAGTCGTGGACGGCACACTTCCTCAGTCTCCAGAAGAAAATTCAGAGAACCTCATCCGTTCTATACGTGTGCTGTCTGAGACAGGAGCCGCTCAGAACTATGACATGGATATGTTTGTAGAGCGGCTGATTGAGAGCTTTGGCTTTACTGATGTAGAGAATTGGAAAAAGCAACCCGGTGAGGTAATGCCAGATGAACAGATTATGCAACAGCTTCAGGCCGGTAACTTGGTGCCAATGGGGCAAGCCGCTCAAGAGATGGGTCAGCCGGGTGTGGTTCCTAATCAGCCTCAACCCATTACGCCGAGAGTATCATGAGAGCATATTCAGGCATGACTTCAAGCATATCTGGCAACTCTGAGAACCGACCAGAAAGTTACAGACGTGTGCGTAAGACACGCACCTGTTGTTGTGAAGTACCCGTAGTCAGACGCAGAAAAAGACAGAGGATAAAAATTGGCAAAGGACGTTAAGAGTGAAGAACTTTCCAAAGGTTTTGAAAAGTTAAAAGACAATTTCTTTTGGGAGGCTTACAGGTCTCGTTTACAGGACGAGTACACAAGGGTTGAGTTGGCACTTATCAGTAACGCATCGGCAGAAGCCGACCAGTTACGGGTATGTGCTTCATTGATGTCAGCATTCCGCACTGCATTGGAACTTCCAGAACGAATGATACAGGAAGCCCAAACGCAAGAGGAAATCGAAAGGTTAGAAAAAGATGGCTGAGAATATGACAGAAGCGGAAGTAACCGCACAGAAGAACCCCGGCTCTGGGGCAATCACTGACCCTGCACAGGCGGCAAATCCCCCAGCAAACGCCCCTACTCCGCAGACAGACGCAGAGGCAAACCCTGATAAGACAGGTTTTTCAGCGGCAGAAAGACTACAGGCCAACGAGAGAATGCCTGTAGATTTTGATTTTGAAGTGACAAATAACCCAGACCCAAGGGCTGGCGCAGAGGCCGGTGATGCAAACGCTCAAGACATGGGTGATGTAGAAGCTGATACTATTTCTAGAATGCTCAAGATTAAGTATCGCGGTCAGGAAGAAGAAATCCCTGAAGAAAAAGCTATCACTATGCTTCAGCAGTTCAAGAGCATGGACAGTAAGTATGGCCCAATCATGGAACTTGCTAGACGTGTGCAAGAGCAAACCGGTATTACAGACCCAAATCAAATAGCTAATGCTATGGGTGAAGGTATGTTGCAGATGCTTCAAGCACAGCAGGGCCAGTCCGAGGCACCAGCCGAAAGCCCCGCCGTAGCTGAAGCCAAGTCAGACCCCCGCGTAATGCAGAGAAATGTGCAGTCTGATGAGCAAGCTACACAAGCGGCCCAAGAATTTTTTGAAGAGAATGGTCTACAGCCAACAGATGCGGCTTTCAAATCAATGGCAAACATCTTCAAATATTCTTCTGCTATTGAGCAAGCGGCTACCGTACTGCCGACCTTGATGGAAGATGTCAGCATGTTCAAGCAACAACAACAGCAAGCGGCTATGCAATCACAGCAAACTCTTGTTGACGCTCAAGCATCTGCTACCGCACAGGAACTTGGCATAGATGATGAACAGACTTTCAATGATTATATCTCTTGGGTAGAGATGCAAGAGCAGACTTTCCCCGGATATAAGGATGCGATTGCTACTAATCCATCAGCTATTGATAAGTCTATTCGTGACTATCACGCTATAGCCAGCGGTAGTCGTAACGCGGCTGAACAAGCTCAAATGAAGCAACAGGTTGAAAAAGATATTGCGAGAGCCGGTGGTGAGACTGTAGCAAGTCGTGGTTCAGACGAGCCGGGTCAAGCCGCACCTTCTCGTAGCTTTAATGACCAAATGCTTGACCTTCTCTAGAAGTGCGAAAGCGTAGGTGGTTTGATTTTAAGCGTCTCAGAAACAGAAGAAGACGAGTACCTTACAAATCACCTATCACAGAACAGACATAGACATAGACATAAACAGTTGATTTGTGTCTATGTCTATATTATTATGTAGTTGACTTTGATGAATGCCAACCAAATGGCGTTGTGTAGGCCAAGACCAAAAGGAAACTAGCTGAACAACGACTAGACGGAGCTTTCAGAGAGGCGAACCCCTTTTAACTCTGGCTATATGAGGTAATAATTATGGCTACTCTCGGTATGCGTGGCACCGGCTCTTTCGCCGCTGACCATCGCCCTGAAAACTATCGTGAGAAGTACCTGATGCTGGAGCCGAATGGTTCGGCCCCGCTGACGGCAATTCTTTCGATGCTTCCTTCCGAAGCAACTGATGACCCGGAATTCCACAACTTCCGTAAGGACCTACCGGATTTCCGTTTCACTCACTCTGGCACAGGCTCTGCTTCTGCTACTACTCTGACTGCAACTTCTGCGGCTGATTTAACTTTCATTCGTATTGGTATGCTGATGAGAAACTTCACAACTGGTGAGGTTGTCAAAGTAACTGCAAAGCCATCAACCACTACTCTGACCGTAACTCGCGGTGTGGGTAATGGTGGTACTGGTGCTTCAATTACTGCCAGTGATATCTTCTTTATGATTGGTAATGCCAACGCTGAAGGCGCGGACGTTCCAGACAGCATCTCATACGATGCCGCAAGCACTGAGAACTTCTGCCAAATCTTCCGTACTCCATACAGCATCACACGTACTGCGATGCACACGAACTTCCGTACTGGTGACCAGTACCTTGAGAAGTCTCGCGATGCTCTGAAGGAGCATATGGTTGGTATGGAACGTGCGATGCTGTTTGGCAAGAAGGACATCATCACCGGTTCTGCTGGTCGCCCAGAGCGTTACACAGACGGCCTGATGAACTCCATCACTACTAACGTAGAAGATGCCGCCGCAAACGCAAACGCTGGTGTGCTTACTGAAGCTGAGTTTGATGCGTTCCTCGCAGAGAAAGCCTTTGCTTTCGGTTCTTCCGAAAAGCTAATGCTCTGTGGTTGGAAGGTAGCTGACCATCTCCAGAAGCTGGCAAAGAACCGCTACCAGATTAATTCAACTGGTACTGGCGATGCCTACGGTGTGATGTTCACCACCTATAATACTTTTGCTGGAACACTTCAGGTGAAAACTCACCCAATGTTCCGTCAAATTCCGGGTGCTGAAAAAGACGCAATCATCCTTGACACTAAGGACCTTCGCTATCGCTATGTAGATGATACACAGCTTTTGAAGGACCGTCAGGGTAACGGCGTAGATGGCGTGATTGATGAATACCTGACCGAATCCGGTCTGGAAATTCTGCAAGAGAAGACACACGCTGTCATCACTGGCTGGAATGCAACCGCTTAATCCAGACACGGATTAACAGTAAAATCTAGACAGAACCGCCTATAGAGATTATTCTGTAGGCGGTTCTTTTACTTAGACAGGAGACAGTAATGCCAGCGAAGAAAGTAAAGTTTTATGCGAAGCGTCCAAATATGGAGATAAGCATAGACGGCAAAGTATATAAGTTTGAAGGCGGCGTACTCGCAGTGGACCCAAAACTGGCTGAACAAGTTGAGCGACACCATTTATATCGCAAAAACCACATCTTTATGGAAAAGGATGCGGTCACAGTTGATGGGAAAATGGTTTCTATGAAAGATGACCCAAAGCTGGTTGAACTTCAGGAAGCCAAGAAATCAAATAAAGATTTGATATTTTTTCAGTTTAACGGACGTTCCAGCATAGATGTAGATGCCGGTCCCCATAAGATTAGGTTTGAGCAAGGCAAAGCCGCCGTAGAACCTGATGCCGCAGACTATCTTCGCAAGCATGTATTTTTCAGACAGGGACGCATCCAAGAAGTAGTGGTAGGTTAACATGTCAAGTTTCAATCCCTCTGGTTCCGGCACAGGTCAATTCTCAACACTCTCTGAGTTAGTTGATGACATGCTCAAAGAAAATGGTGAGGCCAGCCCCGCCGTCTTGAGGGCATTGGAAGAAAAAAAGTTTCTGAACTACGCAAATCGTATTGTTGCAGACATCAATAGACATCCAACCTTTCTAGACTTGCTAGACAATTCATATGATGACCAAACAGGTTCTATGACAGCCGGTTCTAATGAACTCACTATAGCTTCTGGCACCGTTACATTTGGTACATACACACCGGTTAAGGTAGCGGGTGCCGGTCATAGTGGTTCAGACTTGTATTCTTTTGTTGTCAAACCAAAAACTTCAGGGGGTTCCACCGTGAGTGGGACTTATCTGATGGCTGATGAAGCAGATACAACGGTCTCAAACGCGGTTGTATCACACCCATACAAGGTGAGGCTGAAACGATATCAAGCAATTACCAACACCAGACCCATTGATGATGAAGTTCTTATTGAGGGTTTGAAAGCATATTACGCCGTAGATGACATTGATACTAATAACACTGGTTTAATACAGTTAAAGAACTCTATTTATCTGAACACATTAAACAACTGGTTAGGTTCCGTGATTAATATTCAAGGAAATCTAGAGGTTGAGATTAACGAGTATACCTAATGGCTAGGCGTTTATTTCCTTATAATCGTTTTATTGGTCTGGACACAGTAACCAGTCCTACAAATATGTCTGAGAGGTTCTTTGTTGAACTGGATGGCGCATATGTAGATTTTCGTGGCCAGATTATAAGAGGACCCGGCGTTGATAATACTGGTCAGGGCAGTGGTGAGATATACAATATCGCTCATTATGGCTCTGATGTTGTACTTAAATATGAATATGACGGCACAAATATTGATGGCCGCGCCCCTAACAATGTTATTTTTAGCAACATGTTTCTCGCTACTACAGCGGCTATTACTCCAATAAGTATTGTTAACTTTGACCAGAAACAGTTTTCTTTTATGGAAGGACACGTTCCAAGGTATTGGGACGGGACTGCTTGGCAAAGTGCTACCACAACCAACGCAAGTTCTCTTGGTCGTTACCCAGACGGGGGTCATGCCGTCAACATATTAAACAGACTGGCTGTCGCAGGGATACCCAATAAACCCACGGAAATCCACATTAGTGTACAGGATAGTTTTGATGATTGGCGTACTAATACATCGGGCGGTACAACTCCTGCCGCCACAGACGGCCTCATACTGGACGTTAAGAACCAGTTTTCCAGTAATGATGTCATTAAAGGTTTGGCGGTTCTTGAAGGAGACAAACTGGTTGTCTTCGGTCAGAACGAAACTCTGGTCTATCTTGCGGATACCAACATCAACCAGTGGCAAATCGCCAGAGACTTCAGAGTGCCAATCGGTATCTTCGGCAGAAACACGGCAGTAAACGTAGGCACAGATGTATTCTTTTGTAGTCGTTTTGGTGTCCACAGTCTGAGACGTGCGGCTTCAGGACTTACACTTGAAACAATTATGTTATCTAGAGAGATACAGGATAAGTTTCAGGAAGCCGTACAGGCTTGCCCAACCACAGGTGAAAGACAAGAACCCCATGCTGTTTGGGATGGTGAACTGGGGCAATACCATGTTTTCTTTCCGCGTGACATCGGTGGTCCCACACCATCTGAAACATTTGACCGTTTGACATTTACTTATGAACCCGGCGTTGGTCGCGGCGGTTTTAGGTCTTTCTCTTTCTCACCCGGCACAAACATTTCATGTGCTTCATTTTTTGCGAGGCCAGATACAAGCGCACAGATTTCTGCTCTACAAGTTGGCACATGGGGCAACGGTACAGGTGATGGCCAAGATTTAACCAGAGCTTCTAAGCCGAGCAGTTCTGATATGAGTATCCGTACACCGCTGTTAAGTTTGAATACACCAGACCAGTACAAGATGTTTAAGCGTCTTATTATTAGAGCAGTAGGCACTGCCGACTTTACAGTCACAGTCTTTGACCAAGACAATAATAACTTACAGTCTACAACAGTCCGTCCTGAAGCAGATAGCTTCGCGTCAACCGCCGGTATTAGTGGTGACCAGACCAGACCAATTGATATTCCGATTCCACACAGAGCCAAAGCTATCTCCTTGAGGTTTAGCACAACATCCAGTTCAAGCGGTTACAGTGTGGTTGGTGATTTAAGAATTCTAGACTTTGCATTAGTGGTTGACATTAAATAATTATGTCTATGTCTATGTCTAGCCTAGAGATAAAAAATGATGTAGTATTAGGTGACATTACAGAGCTTTGTCTCCGCTCTGAATTGCACAGAAACTGGTACATAAAAGACATACAACGTCTGTTTATTGTGCCGATGGAGATGGACCTAGCACGACTGTTCTACAGGGACGGCAAGGTCATTGGGTTTATAAGTTGGGCTTTTTTGTCTTACGAGGCTGAAAATTCATTTTTAAACCGTACACGCAAACTACAGCCAGCGGACTGGAAGAGCGGAGAGCGGATATACATAATGGATTTAATTGCGCCATACGGAGATGTTGGAACACTTGGTAGATGGGTACGAGAGTATCTTACACCGATTGCTCCCAGCTTCAATACAGATAGGGCTTACTGGGTCCGAAGATATCCAGATGGTTCTATACGTAAGTTAGGTATGGCGTTTGAGCATGTTACAAAAGATAAATCCTTATAGAGATGGTATCACATTGACAGACTGTGTTGATGTGCTGGACCCTATTCAATCCAAGATATTTTGTTTTAGTAGTGACGGCGGCGGCGGTGGTGGTAGTAGCTCTAGTGTTGATGACCCCTATGGTGTTGGAGATAGTGGTGAGTTTAGCACCGGTAGCAACAATAACTTTAGTTCCGGCGGCTCTAGTGACAGCGGGAATGATGACAATAGCGGTTCGTCTGGCGGTACTACCTTTGGCGTAGATGGTGTTTCCAAAACAGGTTCTACAGCGGCAGACGCGGCAATCGGTTGGACATCAGGTTCTGGTTCAGGTCAACCCGGTAATAACTATGACGCATTACAGAACGCTACAACATCAGAAGTAGATTATGCACGGAGTATGGCTGACCAAGGCGCATCTGTAGGACAGATTGCGACATTCCTAAACACAGGCACAGACCCGTTTGCTACCGCACAAGGCGGCACCGCCAATCAAGGCAGTAGTGTTGGCTCTGTTATTCAAGGCGTGACCCAACAAGTCATTGGTCAGGCTGGGTACACATCACCTTCTATAGCCAAGCGGTCTTTTGATAATACATCAGGCACTCTAACAGGCGGCGTGTCCGGTGCCGCTGGCGCACAAGCCGAGGGTTTTGCAAACGAGGCGTTTGAAAGCGGCGTAAACGGCGATGTAGAGTTTGGTGAGATACCTTCACAGAGCCTTGAGCGAAGTCAGCGTCAGCAAGACCTTCAGGAACGTCTGGACAGACGCGGTGATTATGCGACCAACGTAACCGGTATTCAACCGGCTTTGATACCCGGCACCAGCATTGGTAACAGACCCGGAAAGTTTTATCAGGGCAGTGGTGAATCAAACCCTTCTAAGGAAAGAGCATTCGACACTACCAATAGCGGTTTGATGGCAAGCGAGAGTGGTGCGTTTGGTTTACTAGACAAAGCCGGTATGAAAGAGTTAGGCGAACAATATGGCGTACCGGGTCTAGAAAACATGAACCCTAGAGCGCAGATGGTTAATCTGTCTCAAATATTTTCTGCTAATCCTGATATTAAAATAGGTAGAGCCGACCAGAAATTAGGCGGTCAGGCCGTAGTTCGCAATCAACAGATTGTAGATTACAACCCACAAACCGGTTCCTTTATGGTAGAGGGCGGTAGCAAAGGTTTCCTTGGAAGTGATTTAGGTAAAGCGTTTAGTTTCTTTGCACCGGCTGGCGCATTTTCCACAGCACTGGGTTTTGGTGGCACAGCCAATAATTTAAGAAATGCCCAGTTAGACAAAGACACTGCGAGTATCTTTGGCACAGTTGGTGAAGTGTTGGGTGTGCCTATCGGTCTTGGTATTAGCGGTCTAGATTATGTTGGAGTAGATTTAAACCGGTTCTTGCCACAGCTTTCTGATAGTAGAGCGCGGAACCGTTCAGTGTTTACGGAAGAC